TTGTCCAAGCTCTTGAGCATCGTCGTGCCGGCGTAGGTCGTGCCATAGGCACCGGCTGCTTCGTACAGCGGCGCGTAGCTGGTGCCGAGATCGTCGGTGTCGCGCAGAAGCGGCATATCCATCAGGAAGAACTTGCTCGGCGCAACCGGGATCAAGCTCTGCTGCACGAAGCCGCTGCCGCCGTCAGCCGTGGCCGTGGAGTCAACGTAGGTCTCACCGCCCTGCGCCACCGACTGCCAGTTGCTCACAAGGTTCACGCCGACGTCGTTGCTGACAACGCGGACGTCAACCGTCGAGCCGTCAGGGAACGTCAGCGTACCAACGTCGGTCGGATCGACAGCGAGAAAGTCCCACGCCGTCATCGTCTTGTAGCTGACGCGCTCGACCCATGCGCTGTAGAGAATCTTCTCGGCGAGGCGGCGCATGAACTCCGGCTCTTGCACGATCGGAAGGTTCTGCTGCGCCTGCGCACCAGAGTGCATCGTCGGGAAGGGGTTCGTCGGACGGCGCGCGTACTGCGTCGAGGTCTGGTAGTTGCGGTTCGGGTCGATGAAGCTCAGCGAGATTTGCCGAGGCAGGTCGATCTCCTGCGCTCGCGTCTCTTGGATGACATTGTTCTTCTTCGTATCGACAATGCCGAGCGAAGTCGAAGGCACAGTGAACACGCTGGACCCACCACGCTTCACGTACTTCATGACGTAGTCACTCTCGACACCGTCGAAGAGGTACGCCAAGCCGAGCGGCTTGATGGCATCCGCCGCAGTCATCTGATCCTGAATGACATAGCCAGGCACGAGATCGGTCAGCGTCGAGACATCTTGGTCTGCATCGAGATAGCCAACCGCATTGCCGATCTGTCCTACGATCGTAGCGAGTGTGTCGCCGCTGGCCGCCGAGCTTGTGACCAGTACACCCCACTCGCTGCTCATCGACTTCGGCGCATAGTTGCCGTGGAATAGGATCGCGCCAACGGGGTCGGCCCAGCCTTGATACCCAGCCGTCAAGCTGGTGTCCCATGCCAGTGATGACGCCGAGCCGTCCTGTGTCGATACGCTCCAGACCTTATGCTGCGCGGAGTCGATCCACGAGAAGATGCCGGTCGAGATGATCGTCTGGTAGGAGCCGTCATCGGGATTACCCGGAAGGATCGGCTGCGAACCCGTGTCGTAGTGGTACGGCATCTTCCACATAATGCCGCCCGTCGAAGAGTTGATCTTGACGAGGTACTGCTGGAAGTGACCGCTCGTGACGCTGTCGCCGGTCTGAACGAAGACCATGCAATTGCCGTCCGTCTGATCGAACACAAAGTCACGCACGTCAGTGTAGTGCGACCACTGCGGATCAATGTCAGCAGGATTGATCGCAGCGACAAGCGTGGGCGTAATCGTGCCACCGCCGCCGATGCCACTGCCGAACGCAGCAAGTATGTGATAGAAGTTGATCGGGCTTGTCGTGCCGCCACCGATGGAGGGAACGCCCAGTGCGAAGATGTCCGCGCTGCCATCGTCAACCTGATTGCCACCAGCAAACTTCAGCTTGTTATCCGAGAACGTGCCGGACGCGATCGGGCCGCCAGCGCCGTCGAGCCCGAGCAACATGAGATCGTGGAAGACCTCACCCGCGACGAACAGGCAGTTGTTGTTATTGAGCTTGAGCGGCACTGCATAGAACGGCAGCGTCGTGGTGCCACCGATCGAGGTGAACGAGTTCGCCGTGCCGATCTTGCCAACGGCCAGCAAGCTATCCGGGTCAATCTTGATCCATGGACCGTAGTTCGCCTCGGCAGACCATATCCACAAATAGCCGTCGTCGGCCACGATCGGAGAAGCATCAGCCTCCGTATAGTTGCCGGTGATCGAACCGAACGTGCGATCGAATGTGGACGCCTGAACTTCGAGCCCGGTCTTCAAGTCCATTGCATGAATGCCGGCGACCGTCGAGATGCCTGCGGTGTGGAAGAAGTACGCACGCTGGCGGAACGTGTCGATCGCCACGCCGTCTCCGGTTGGCGCCGGAACAACCGACGTGTCGAAGATGAACTTGAATGCATCCTGCGTGTAAGTCGTCGGCCCGCTGAATTGAACTTCGAAGTTCCAGTTCGGCACGCGGTTGCCGTACGGGTTCATGTCGCAATCGTCCATCGCAACATACGCCATGCCGCGATTGGCGTTGACATTCGCCGCGCCGAACAGATGCTCGGCAATCGGGTCCGGCATTTGATCTTGCGTGCCGAGCAGAACGCGGAAGTGACCGAGCTTGTTGTACGCCTGTGTAACACCGCCGTTGACGACAGCCTGGCCGCTGGAGTGATGGCCGCCACCGCCCTTACCGCCGCCGCCATTGCCCGGCACGTTCTTCGTCAAACCGGATTGGCCCGTCGCGTCATAGACGAGCTTCGTGTCCGCCCATATCTTCAGAACCTTTTGGATCGGGCCGGTGAACTCGGTCGAGCACAATCCAATCAAACCAGACCACGAATACGTATAGCTGGCCGGGCCGCCCAACATGCCGCCTTTTCCGAACGGGCTGCTGCTGTGCTTATGCGGAACGAGTTGGCCGGCGAGGAAGATGTTGCCGTCGATGCGCGCAGTGCCCCAACCCCATTGGATCGCCTTGCCGTACGACGATGAGGTGACGTGCAGATCGGTCAGCTTCGGTCCACCACGCGGCGACTTGTTCGGGAAGATCAAGTTGCCGATGAGCGAGCCAGCCAAGAACAAGGCTTGCGCTCCGAACGTTCCCGCTCCGAAGATCGCTGAGCCTATGCCACCGAATGCGAGTGCGACTAGGACGGCCATATCAGTCGCCCTTCAGTGGAACACGGAAGGCCGTGACGGTGGACATCCTCCAGTCAGGCGCATAGCGCTCTTCGACCACCATCTTACGCGGACGATACGCGTGGATGAACTTCGGATCGTCGCCAAGCTGCGTGACGATCCCGCAGTGGCACGGATACACCGCCTGACGAAAGATCAAGATGTCCGACACGCGGATGTTCGGCAGCGGCACCTCTTCGAGATGATCGCGGAAGTAGCCGACGAACTGATGCCACTTCGCACGCATCGGATACGGCGGCGGCTCGTAGTGGTTGATATTGTGCTGGCGCAGGTCCCACAGGAACAGACCAATGCAATCGACGCCGTGCGGCACGACGCGGCCTTGATGGACCCAAGGTGTGCCAAGCGCCAAGCGCGCAGTCTCGACGAACTCTTCGGGAGTGCATGTCATGTTACGCCCCCGGATTGATGTCTGGATAGTTGAAGACCTGATCGTTGCCGGGGAGGTATGGCTCCGCGCGCATGTTCAAGATATTGTGGAACTTGTCGCGGCACGCAGTGAGAGACTTGTCGCAGCCGGGGATCGCTTGGAACGTGTCGCCCGGAGCCACGACGTAGCCATTGAATGTGTAGAACTCGATCGCGCCGGTCGAGTGGTTCCACGACTTGATCTCGATCGCGCGGCCAGCGTTCGCGCCGGTCACCCACTTCAGCACGCCGAACTTGAACCAGTCGTCGTTGTTCACATAGGTGACGCTGGGCGTGTCGATCACCACAGTGATGTGCGTCTTGTCCGCCACTGCCGAGCAATGACCAAGGCTGACGTAGTTGTCCTTGCTCAGCGCACAGCGACTATCGAAGAGATCGGCGCGGCAGGTCGGGCCATACAGTTCGACGATCTGCTGCTGGAGCAACTGCGACATGCCGCGAAGCTCACCCGTGAACCAGCCTTGCGGCGATGAAGTGACTTCACCGAGCGTCCCACGGCGCTGCCTAAGAATGCCTTGCGTCAGATCGGACCAATTGACGATGAAGATGTAGACTGTCGCAAAGTCGAAGGCGCCAGCACGCAGGTCTTCGAGCGTGATCGAGTCGTCATCAAAGACGCCCATGACCTCCATGTTATCAACGCTGAGGTCAGATGCGTTGGCCACAGCGGTCGCGCTGAAGCCGGCGAGCGCCTTGTAGGTATCGCCGTCCACAATGAGATCGACGTCGTGCGTCGTGAAGAAAAACGACTGGCCATCTTGGCGCACGATCTTCCAGCAACGCGCAAGCGTCGTGACTTCCTGCGTGAGATGAGTTGCGAGACCTGACGAGACCGACTTCATTCGCGAAGCTCGATGATGTTGATCGGCGGGATCGAACCTGCGCCCTTCCAGATCATGTTGAGCTTCATGACGTCGGTGTCGAAGCGAACCGGGATGTCGAACTCGCAATACACCGAGACGTCCACGCCCGTGCCCACGACCGAGTTCGGCGTGATGATGCCGGTGTCCATGTCAACGGTGTAGTCTGTCGTCAGCGTTTTGAGAGTGCCACCGATGTAGACCTTCAGCGTGTTCTTGACGATGCGCGTGATCTTGCGGCGCACGGTGTAAAGCGTCGAACCGTCAACACCCGTGATGGTGTAGGTGCGGTAGATTTGAAACGTCGTGGCAATGCTGTCGCCCGTGCCGATCGACTGCGGCGTGCCATCTATCTCAGTGCCAATGATGAAGTCCGACCAGTCCTTGAAACGGAAGCCGTAGGCACGTCCGAACATAACCATGTAAAAATCTTTGACTTCGTTCAGCGCGTCGGGTCCATCAACACCATAGGAGATGTCCCACACGATGCGGGGAAACTCCCACTCGATGTTGCGCTTCTCGCCGCCGCCCGAAAGCGTCATGATCGTGGTCATGAAGCTGGGACCGCCCTGCGAGCCCTGCTCGATCAGATCAGACAGCCGTGCATTGATGAACACCGTCGTGGTCATTGTTAGCCCTTACCATTGCGCTGCGCCGTGCGAGCCAATTGCGCCGCCAAGCTACCGGCGATCTGGCCGGACGAACGCTGGAAGCCATCGGGGTCACTCACGCCGTTAACGTGCATCGTCACTTGGATCGGCGGACCATGGTCATAGGTCTGACCCGCATCGCCCGGACGACGGACGCTGATGATCTCTCCAGGCGTCGCCATGAACGGAACGAATTGAGAGTCCGTTCCACCCTGACCACCGACGACCATATCTCCGCCGCCAGCGAAGCCGAGCCAATGCCAAGCGCTGCTTATGGCGTCGTCGATCGTCTGCGACGCAGTGCCGGCACCTCCGCCGCCTTTGAACAGATTGCTGACGAAGTCCATGATGCCGCCGCCGCTTCCACCGGGAGCACCCGGCAGTCCACCGGGAAGGATGTCTGCATTCTTCACCCACATCGGGTTCGCCGCAGACGACCCAAGCGCACCACCCACAAGGCCACCAAGACCTTGGCCGCCGAAGATCGAGCCCAGCAATCCGCCCGAGCCGAAGATGCCACCCTGACCGTTCTGATCTGGCGCCAGCATGTTCGCGAGCGGGGCCATGATGATCTGCTTCACGGCCAACTCGTCTAGGTTCTTCAGCAGGTCGTCACCGAGCTTCTTGATGTCGAGCTTGCCAGTCGAGAAGAAGTTGGTGAGCGCGTCCGTCAGATCGTTGAACGCATTCGTCACCGCGTTCGCTGCCGTCGAGGCGAAGTCATTCATCGACTTCTGCGCTTCGAGCATACCCTTCTGGAAACCGCTGAGCGCATCGGTCTGCGTGCTTAGCAATTGGATTTGAAGATCGCGGATCGCGTTAGTGCCTTCCTGCACGAGCGCAGGGTTCTTGGCCATCGCGTCATTGATGGCCTGCATCTGGATCAAGAACTTTTGCCCCGCGTCGAATTTGTCGTAGACGCCGGCCAACGCCTCAGCCGCGATCTTGTTTTTGTCGAGGAGGTCAACTTGCGCCTTAAGCGCCGCAAGAGCTTCGCCACTGCCAATGTCCTGCTGCGCCTGCAACACTTCGATCATGGCGGTCTTGTAGCCAAAGCTCTCCTTTGCACCGTCGCCGAATGCGTCGTTCAACGCCTTTATCTCGATCGCCGCCTTGGCCGGCCCTGCATCTATGTTGGCGGCCTTTCCAACGATACCTTCCGCGATCGTGCCCTGATCGGCCAACATCTGCTTGACCTTGAGACGCGCGGCCTCAATACCATTCGCGAAGTTCGTCGGATCGGACTGGAGGAACGCGAGGCGCAACTTCATCTGCTGCGTCGTCAACTCTGCCGCCGTGTAACCGTACTTGACCGCGTCCTCATTAAGCAGCTTTAGCTTGTCGTTGTATTCGACCGTCGCGTTTCCGACTCCGTCCACTTCTCGCGCCAGGCGCTTGTTGATCTCGGCATGGGCCTGCGCAATCGTCATGCCAGCGAAGCCAGACTCATTCAAGACCTTCTGCACATCGACGTGCTCTTTCATCGCCGTGGTGAGCAACTTGTCGAACGTCGTGAGCTTCGCCTGCGCAGCCGCGTACGGGCTGATCTGCTTCAGGAAATTTTCTAGCGCGGACGTGGCCTGCAAAATTTTCTTCGCATCATCCTCATTGAGCGACTTGCCACGCAGCACGTTCGGCTGGTTGCCCAGAAGATTGGTTTCGCTGCCAGCCTTGCCATCTGGATCGAGATCGCCGAGGCGCAAGCCGGTTACGTTCCGCAACGCACGCAGGCCGAAGCGGTTGGCAAGCTGTCCGATAGGGCCGGACGCCGTGTTCGTCGGAAGGTCTGTCGGAGCGTGGCTCGCGGACTTCAATTGGTCTAGCTGGCCCTGCCCCAGCAATGCGAACGCCGGATTGTGCTGGATGAGGAAGTCGGTCATGCCGTTCGTCATCGAGTGCCACTTGTTCAACATCGAATTGACCATGTCATCCCACAAGTCACTCAACGCCTGGGTCACAAGCGGGAAGTCATTAACGATCGTGTCGAACGCCGCCTCGAAGATTGCCGGGATGTCTTTTATGGAAAGCTTCAGTCCGCTCAGCGGATCGGCCAGCGCGCTAAGCTGCGCGAGTGGAGCAAGGAACGCGAGCATCGCAGTGCCAGCCACGTATGCTCCTGCGGCCAGAATGCCAAGCGTAGCAACGATCAGAAGCAACATCGGAAGCGCAGCCGTGATCGTGCTCACGACTGACAGGATGCCGATTATGATAGTCTGCGCCGAACTGAAGAACAGGATGACGGCCTGCACCGCAAGCACCGCCGTCTTCAAAACGTTGAACGCGGTCTGCACACCATTGACGACAGCAATCGTGGCGGCCATGACAATGTTGAACGCCTGCCACAAAGCGATGCCCACTCGGATAGGCAGCATAAGGATCGCAACGCCGAGCTTGAGCAGACCGCCCGTCAGAATGTTGGCAATCGAATAGAGAGCACCGAAGCTGGTGACCATCGACGTGAGGATGACGACGACTTCGCGAGCAGCGAAGATGCCGGCGAGTGTCACCAAGAACTTGGCGAACGCGCCGATGTGATCGCCGACGAAGGACAAGATTTCATTGACCTTGGCTGAGATGCCGTAGACCTGATCCATCGACTGGACGAACAGCAGCGCCTTGGTCTGGAGGTTGGTGAATGCCTGGCCTATCGTGACCTGCGTCTTGCCGATCATCGCATCGAGTTCAGGCAGCGCGGCGGTCAATGCCTTGACGATCGCTTCGGGAGACAGCGCACCGGGATGCGACTTCAGGAAGCCCATCAACTGCGCGCCGGCCAAGCCGAACGACTTCGCGATCGCGTCACCCAACGTCGGCAACTGCATGACCATCGCTCGAAGCTGACGGCCTTGCAAAGAACCTGCGGCCAGACCTTCGGCAAAGTCCATCAAGGCACGCTTCGCCTGCATGGTCGAGGCGCCCGCGATGTGCACGGTGTCCGCGATGCCTCGGGAGAGGTCGATCAACTGCTGATAGCTGAGATGCAGCGAGCCGGTGGATCGCGCCAAGCGCGTGAAGGTATCCACGTTGGTTTCGAGGTCGGTTCGCGTCTTGATCGAGACGTCGCCCAACGCCTTCAAGACCTGCTGCGTCTCCGCAGTAGAGTTCGTGATCGTGGTCAGCTTGTTCGAGAGCAGCGTGGCCGTGCTCGCGAACTCCGCGAAGCCACTGATGGCTCGAATGAACGAGAACGCCACCAGCAATCCGCGCATGACGCTCAGCGAGCCGGACAGCGCGTCCACGCTCTTCTGCGTGCGGCCCATGGTGGCCGCCATCGCGTTCATCTGAGATGACGCCTGATTGCCTGCCGTGCCGATGCTCTGGAGATCGCGCTGAACTTCGCGCGTCCCCGTGGTGGTAATGGCAATGACGAATGCTTCTGTGGCCATCTTACGACCCCATCAGCTTGAGGTTCATGGCGCGGGCAGTCTCGAAGCCCTTCTCAACCGCGCGCATGACGAAGCCGGCAGGCGTCTGCGGCGAGTAGCCAGCATTCAGCTTGCCCATGTACGGCACATTGTTCGCGATGTAGATCGTGTTATTGCGCGCCGGATCGAAGTGCTGAAGCGCGGCGAAGTGCTGCGCGATCGCAGACACCGCGTTCGACTCTTCGTCCTTGCGCCCGAGCGCGATCATGTGCGTGCGGCCAGCAGCGCGCTCGTTGGCGTGGTAGGCATAGATGTCCGAGTGCGTCTTCGGGTACGGCGCGTAGGGCGGAATTATGTAGGTGGCGATCTGGTCGATCGTCATGATCCAGTTCGAGCGCGCGGCGCCCGTATCGACCGGCGTATCGCGGACCACAGCCTCGCCCACGTTCGCGGCCACAGAGCGCGCGACTTTGCCTGCCGCGACCGGGAAGTCGGCGGCACGCTTGTTCATAACTTTGCCAATCATTGCAAAAGGCTGAGCCATCATCGTCCCCGGCTTCGAGGCTGTGTATTACCGATGCGGCTTTTCTCGATTTTCGCCTTACCAGCCCGCTCTTTAATATACATGCTGTCGAGCTTTCTGACCACTTCCCACAGGTCATCGAACTCTTGCGCGGAGAGATTATGGCGTATCGCCCAGTCGTTAGCAGCGTTCCACGGAATCGGTCCTTCGCTCATGCCGATGTATCGACACGTCGTCAGGTCCATGAAAGCGCGATAGTACCAACCGAGCCCGACAGGTATCTCAGGCTTCTCGATGAGCCACTTCGGCAGCGGGACTTGGTTCTGCTTAGCCTGCTGAAGTACCCGCTCTTCGTCCGATCCGTGCTCCAGGCTCCAGAGCAGGACCGCGCCTAGTTTTTTGCTACTTCGTCCGTGTCCTCGGCGAGGTAGTTCATGTAGTTCGCCGCGAAGTCGCGAATGTCATTCCACAATTGCGGAATGCGCTCGAACAGCGCCTTCACGTTTGCGGGCGTGCACTCGATCACGGTGCCATCGCGTTCCGTGATGCCTTCCCAGCCGAGCACGACGCTCTGCGAGTAGGCTTCCTGCAAGATGCCTTCCAGCACCTTGGCGTCGCTGTCGCTCGCCGTGCCGGCTGACATGGCCTTGAGCAACTGACGATGCGGCTTAGTCATGTTCTTGATGAGGCGTTCGAACTTCTTGTTCGAGCCGCCTGCACGCGCCACGAGAATGCGGATGGTGTCGCTGTAACGCAGCAGCACGCCCTTGGTCTCGACGTCGCTATCTGTTTCGAAGATGTCGAAGATCGACTGCTTCTTCACGGCAGGCGCGGTTGCGCTAGCCTTGTTCTCTTCACTCATTGGATCAGCCCTTCCAGATAAATAGCATGGCCGGGGAGTTTCACCCCGGCCCGCCACGCCCCATTAAACTTCCGGCTGTGCGACGTCCGGCAGATAGTTGTAGAACACCCACAGCAATGTGTGATTGAAGGTCGGATCAGGCGCCAGCGAAGAGTTCAGTGGCAGCATGATCGGCTCGTCGGACACGACGTCCGGGCGGCCATCCGACAACGCGATGAGCGGCATGTCCACGAGGACGCCCTTGTTCGCTTCCACGAACGCGATGTCCAGTGTCACGTCACCATTGCGCTTGACTTCTTCCTGCGCAGCAACCGTGGCGAAGTACGCCTTCAGCGTACCATCGACAGTGAAGTGGCCGGCAGTGACTTCGAACGCGCCGAGCACGCCGATCGCCTTGTTGGCCTTCAGGTTGTTGCCGATCGTGAAGTCCATGTCCATCACGAAGCCGATGAGCGCGGTCGGGCTTGCATCCGTTGCCGAATGCACGGCCAGGCGCATACGCGCGACGTGCGACGTGGTGTTGAACGCGTCCTCCGAGACGAGGTCCGGTGCACTTGCGCCGGAGTCTTTCGACTTCGGACCAGTGGCCGCGTCACGCAGGTCGGTGTTCAGCGCGATGAAGTCGAGGTCGCTTGTGACCTTGTCGGCAGTCTTCAAGTTCATCTTGAACTTGTCAGGAACCGCGCCGACCAGATATTCGGCCTGCACTTCAGTCGGATTGTCGGTGTCCGGCGAGCCCAACGTGCGCTCGAACGAATACGTGCGACGCTTGATCGGGATCGAGTTGTTCGAGCCGTCGTGGTTCGCTTCGTTCTTCACGACGCGACCGAAGAAGACTTGCACGAGCTTGCCCGAACCATTGTTCGTGACCATCTCGCCCGTGGTCTTGTCGAGCACGATGGCGTGCTGCGCAACCGAGCGCACGCGCGCCCAGCCATTGTCCGTGGCAGCGGAGAAGGATGAGTTCGTGACGTCACCACCGATGTAGATGAACTCACCGGGGATGAGATTGAGTTCACGCAGGTCCTTCGAGGACGTGGTCAACTCAGGATAGGACGCACCCGTGTTGCTGACTTCCAAGTCGCCCGAGGCGAACTCATGGCCAACGATTTCGACGCGCGCCGCAGCAGCGGGAGACGCATCGTTGACAAGCGAGGTTTCGGTAACGACGATTGAAGCCGCGCCGCCCGTGAGGGTGGCAGTCGCCCAAGTCGCGTCACCCGTGTTGCCGCCGCCGACCGTGGTCGCGACAGAGTCCGGGCCGGCGCCGCTGGTACGCGCGGTGGCCGTCAAGACGAGCAGCGTGGCAGAGCCGGACACATCCGGGTTCTCAGCCGCAGCCACATAGAGCGTTCCCGCGCCAGCAGCATGGTTCAGAGCAGCCGCGAGGTTCGCAAGGCTGTCATGTGGCGTTGCGCCGACGAGGACATTGCCTTCCGTCGAGCCGATCGGGCTCGCGTAGGTGTAAGTCTTCGTGCCGATCGTGACTGTGTCACCGGCAGCGAAGTTTACCGACACAGCGGTCAGTGTGTTGGTCGCATAAGTGTTCGTGACCGAGGCCACATGGAACAGACCGTTGTTCGCACCATTGTCGAAGAAGCTCGTGTGAATGAGGTCACCCGCCTTCAACGTCGAAAGCTGATTGCCGACGTCGAGTGTGATCGTGCTCGGAGCCGAGATGGCGCCGATCGCAGAGTTCACACCGTTGAATGACTGAGTGTCGAACTTCTCGCGGAAGTCCGCGAACATGAAACCTTCCATGATGCGCTGATAGTTGGTCAGCGTCATGTCCATGTTGATCGAGCCAGCGGCGTCGAGATCGGTGAGCACACCCTTCTTCTTTTGACGGGTGTCGGTGATCGGAGCGCGCTGCGTGAGCTTGGTCTGGCCACCCCAGTTCGAATAGGAGTTGGGCTCAAGCGGATACCAGATTTGCGAAGCCGCAGCCGGCAGGACGCCGATTGTCACTTCCTCGCAGAAGCGAAGACCCGTGACGTTCGAGTCGATCTTATTCAAAATGACCATGAGTCGTACCCCAGCCTTCAGCAGCCCGTAGAAAAGGAATTGACCTTATTCTAAGGCCAGCACCCCATCCCGTCTATCCGACGAAGTCAGAGGGTGTTGGCGTCCTCATTCCGCTGCCTGAAGTAGCGGTCGATGTCATGCGTAAGCATGGGCTTATTGCCAGCCAACTCGATCACCTGATAGGCGTTCTTTTTGAGGTCCGTATCGGGATCGAACGCGTGTTTCTTCAGGATGTCCCAGCGGTCGATGTAGCCCCGGTCCTTCTTGCGGCCATGCCACGTGTGCTCGATCGTGCCCGGAATGTAGCCGAGGCTGAAGCCGACGTGCTGAAGCGCGCGGTCCTGCCAACGATTGAGATGCGCCAAGTAGCTCGGGCTGATCCATTGCGGAACGGCGCTCTCGCACAGCCCGACCATCGCCTTCGCCATGACATTATCGCCCTCGCCGAGCGCGCTAATCTCGAACAGTCCGCCAAGGCAGTCGATCGCCTCGCGGCGCGCGGCCCAGCAGTAGCCAGGATGCGCGTAGTCATAGCAACCGCCATCGTGTTTCCAGAACGGCTTGTGATGATGTTTGTGCCTGAGTGACGGCGAGACTGGTTGACCCTGATACCAGCAGCGCAGAAAACTCTTGTGCACTTGCATGTGCTCGCCGCGCGGCCCGAGGTCGTATGCATCGGCCCACGGCTGAATGATCTGATAGTGCTGAAGCGCGTGCACCGTGTCGGACGCCCAGCGATCGTTGCGATGAGTGATGTCACCATCCGACCAGCAGACGTACTTCCAATCGTGCGGAAGACGACTGATGCCGATGTTGATAAGGTTCTCCTTGTTCCACACAAGAGAGTTGGTACGAACTTGCACGCGATTGATTCCATCGCGCGGCTCCAACTCGAACGGGCGCGCACCGTAGGCACACTCCACCGTCGTGAGTTTCACTCCGCTATCGAGCATGTGTCGCTCGAATTTGTCGTGCACGTTCCTCCGACTGTCCCAGCGAATCGGATTGAAGTAGCATGTGACGACATGCAGAAGTTCAGGATGCATTTGAGCCCAGCCCCAGAAGGTTTGAAACGATCGCCAGCCACGATCAGCGATTCAAATTATCATCGCGATCGCGTTCTGACTATCTCTGGAGACTGTGACAATTAGCGGACGGTGTCGTAGTCGCCGTTCACATACACGCACGTCATGTAACGGCCTTCATCTTCGCCATGCTCCACAGTGCGGACGCGGTAGAACTGAGCTTGGTCGATGCCCGTCGTCTTGCCTTCGAAGGTGTGCATAAGCGCATCTGAGATTTCGTCAGCGCCGGGGAACGAAGTTCCATTCACGCTGTAGCCATCCATGCCGGAACCGAGGCGTGTATAAATCTTGAGCGTCAGCGTAAATTTTGCGCGGAAACGGCGGCCTCCCGCGCCACCGACAGTGACTTGGTTCCGATCGGTGTGGCGCAACTGTGCGCGGAGGTACGGCGATTGGTCAACCGTAGGCTGCGGCTGCTGCTTGTCGTCGAAGATGATGACCGGCGTCCAGCTAGGCAGATGTGTGCCAAGACCGGACACGAGGAATCCGTAGATCGCGTCGCGCGCATCGGTGATCGTGGCGAAAGGCATTTTATTGCTCCGCCTTGAAGATGTAGAGGACGCGAGTTCCGCCCGGATTGACGATCTCGCAGTCGTGCAGATGCCAGCGGGCGCCGTCAGCCTCGATCAGGCCATCGAAGTCCTCGGCGTCATCGTCAGGGAACTGCGACGCCGACACGATTACCATCTTGGTTCCGTAGCGGACGGAATCCTTGTCATCCTCAGACATATACGGGACGATCGCGGCCATGATGCCGTCGATCTGCTCGTCGGTCGAGGTCTGCTCGGTGCGCCACGGCTTGGCAGAGTCGTTCGGGGTCACGCTCGTCTTGAAGAAACTGACCGGACGGCCAAACTCTTCGATCAGCGAGTCCGCCGTCGCGACCATGTCCGCATAGTTGAACGTGGTCATTAGTCGCCCCGGCTGAGCGTTGCGGCTCCAAAGGGCGAGCGTAGAAGCGCCTCGATCCACAGATCGGCTTCGGGGTACTCGGGGATGAAGAAGTCGTTCACGATCGAGGACTGCGGAGCGCGCGTCTGTCCATTACGCCACCTTTCGGCAATTTCGGCGTTCGTGATGTACTGCTTCTGGGTTTCGAGCGGGCCGACCTTCTTGGTGATCGTCCTGATCTGGCCGGTGATGACGTCGTCGGTCGAGGACTGCGGATTGACCGTCATGTCCTGCGAGGGCACCGGACGCGGCACGTCAGGCGCCAGCACGTTGTACCAAGCGGCGCGCATGGCGTACTCCGCCGTGGCCTTAATGATGGGCGACGGGACGAAGTCGATGTAGAAGCCATCGTTGTCATAGGCGCCGAGGCGCGGCCAGGCGAGGCCCTGTGTGCGACGGCGGCGTGTTCCACGGAACTTGGGGGCGAAGCGCTTGTCGATGTAGTACGACGCGCGCACGAGCGCCTTCTTCTTCACGTCGTCAGACAGTGAACCCCAGTAGTCGTTGCCGTTGTTGGAATGATATTGGTCTGCGGCGGCCTGCTCGATATACGAGTTCGCCGTGTCGAGGCCCGAACCATCCTCGGCGACAAACTGCGGCGACGGAATGGTCATAGGCAGAGCCCCGTTTGAAGAACTATCGGGGGAGCGTTGGCTCCCCCGGTTTGTTCATTCTGCTTACGCAGTTTCCGTGACGGCGAGCAAGCCGGCCAGCGGATCGAGAACGTAAGACTTCTTGTTCGCATTCAGCGGACCACCGGACAGATCACCGATCTGGACAGTCGCGTCGAAGTAGTCAGCGTGGAACTCGTCGCCCGTCGCGCTATACGCGAGGTTGGCAGCCGAGACGGCAGCAGCCTTGATCGCGGCGGCGTCCGACGTGGATACGAGGTTCACGAGAACAGTGCGGACTCCGTTGACCAGGCTTTCGCCTTCAGCGGGAGTCTTCGATGCCATGAAGAGAGCCTGTGTCATTGTCTATGTTTCCTTCGTTCAACCAAAAACCAATTCTCTCACGACGTGGCGGACGTCGCAACCGTTACGCGCTCGTCGTTCGACCGCGCCCTTGCGGCATTGTCTTCGCGTGCCGCGTGGACTGCTGACCTTTCGATTGGCCGGTCTCGCTCAGCATGATCGCAACGGCCTGCTTGCGGTTCGTCACCACAGGACCCTTGTTGCTTCCGCTGTGCAGCGCGCCGCTCTTGAACTCGCCCATGACAAACTTGGCGTTGGCGCGCTTGCCCGACTTCGAGCGATTGGATGCCGGTAGAGGCATCTTATTTCATCTTCGCAGCGGCCATCGCAGGCTTGGCGTAGTCACCCTTGGAGACTGCGCCTTCCATGTGCTTGACCGGATGCGGGCCTTGCGAGTCGTGCAGCATTCCGCCGCCCGAGAGCTTCGGAGCCGCCTTGGTCTTCGCAGCCGCGCGAACGCTCTTCACGTGCTGATCGACCGTGCGAAGGTTGCCCTTGCGCTTCGGAGCATTGCTGCCCTTGCCCGACAAGCTGCGAACGCCGCGACCCTTGAAGGGAAAATCTGTAACCTTGACTGCCATGTCACTTCTCCGTCGCGACCTTCAACTTCGCGGCTACCTGCTCGCGATTCAGGTCACCCGCTGCTGCGTCGATCTGCTTGCGCGAGACCGCCGCGTCATTTGCTGCCTGCGCCACCGCCTCGACGGCAGGCTTTCCGTCCGTGGTCCACTGCTCGTCCACTGAGGGATCGAGCGAGAGAACGGCTTCACGGATTTTCTTCAGTTCGCCGCTCGCATCCGGTTTGCGTTCGATCGACTCTTGTCCTGCACGAAGCCCGGCGTCCGCGTGTCCGTCCCGATCGGAACGTACCCCCGCACTCCCGCCTTTAGCTGCATGATCTCTTCCGTCGTGATCTGCGGCCCCGGCGCTTTGAGTTCGCCCGGAGTTTGCATCTGAGTTGGCGCTGACCAAACCATTTGCCTTCCCCGGTTGGGAAGTCGCGTCAGTTTGAGACTTGCCATTCTCTGCATCCCTTGCTTGGTGCGCCTTCAGTGCTGCCGATCCTGCCGGGAAAGCCGCGTAGGCTCTTCCGTAGTACGAGATCACTGGCTCCAGTTGCTCGCGAGAACCGCGAAGGCGGATCACGCCATCCACGAACTGCTTGCCGTTGATCTTCACTGTGCGACCGGTTCTTCCACCGGTCAGTACCAAGTCCACTGTCTCAATCATGTTACGCCCTCCACGACGTTACAGAATGTTCTCACGACCTCGCGAGTTGCGCAACCACCTTCGGGATGGTGTAGCTGTCCGCAGCCAAGGCCGCAGTCACCGCATCGCCAGACGAACCAGCGTCCACGATCGAGCCGACAAAGCCGGGGATCGGAACGGGCTGGCTTGCGCCGGCAGCGTAGACTTCGACGCTAGCAGAATAGTCGCCAATGCCATCGGTCGTTTCCGCGAGCCTCAGAACGTTGGTCGAAGAGTTGTAGGCCGCGCCAGCGATCAGGCCGCTCGGGTCCGCGTTCAGCGCGGTGACCATGAGGGCTGCGATCGCGTCCACAGTTGCCGCAGCAGCGCCAACGACAGTCTGATCGACAGCCGGTTGACCAACGCCGAGGACGAGTGACCAATGAAGCTTGTCGCCCGGAGCAATGCCCGTGCTGCCCGAGATCGACTTGTAGGTCTGGCCATCGGTGAACAGAACCTTGTCGTTAGTCGAATAGGTCGTGCCGGCGTCATACGCGGCAGCAGGCGGCGCCGTTAGGCGAACGCGCATCGACCAGCCTTCCATGTCCGCAGCAGCAGCGGCGAGAACCGGAGTTGCGGCAGCCCATGCGGCTTCCATCGTATCGCCGAGTAATGCGGCAGCGGCAGCAGCCGCGTCGGCAGAACTGTTGGCATAGATGACGGCGGTATCGACGCCGTTGCTCAAGCTACGACCTTCGGTCGCGCCTTCGATTGTGACTACGTATGCACCAGCGGTCATAGACGTCTCTCCTTACACGACTTGGCGAACGCCAGCCGCGAGCAGCGGGATTTTGAAATTGTCCGCGCCAAGCGCCACCGTCAGAGCGGCAGTCGAAAGCCCCTCGTCTGTGATGGTGCCGATCAGGCCAGGCACAGCCACGTCGCGAACGCGGTCGGCTGGGAGCATCGAGACGACCAGATCGTGGTCACCCAGATTGTCCGCAGTGCCAGCAACCGTCAGAACGTTGCTGCTACCATTGTACGAGGCGTGCGTGACGCCGAAGCCACCGGCATTGAGCGCAGTGACAGCGGCGGCGGCAAGCGTGTCGAATGTGTCGGCGTCCAGACCACCAGTTAGGGTGACTGCGCCCCACGCGCCGTTACCCGGAGCGTGCATCGAGACAGTCGTGCCGAAAGCATTGGCGGCGGTTCCGGCAACCTTCGCCGTTACCGTCAGCGTGTGCGCAGCAGCAACCGCGCTAACATCCGGGTTGGCCGCAGCAGCGACATACGCCGTGCCGGCACCTGCACCGTGATTGATGGCCGCAGCCAAGTTGGCGATCGAAGTCGCCTCATCGGCGCCGACGAGAACGTTTCCTTCCGTCGAACCGATCGGACTGACAAAGGTATAGGTCTTGCCGTGAATGGTGACCGTATCCGTCGCAGCGTAGTTTTCGCTGGACGTCAACACACCGGTTGCCGCGACAGCCGGGTCATTTGACGCACCGGCAGTTACAGCGACGTGCCCAACGAGCGCGCCGGTATCGGAAGCATTGATGACGATGTCGAGCGTCCAACCATGAAGGTCGGTGTCGGCAACGATTGCAGTCGCGGTGGCATTGTCCCACGCGACGTCATTGTCCGCTGAGGATTGCGACTTGCACATCGCGATCGCGTCGGCAGTGGACTCGGCCATGACAACCATTCCCTCGACGCCGTTGACCAGCGTTCGTGCAGGCATTGAGTCCTGCGTGGGTAGCATGACGAGGAAAGGTACTGAGGCCATGACAGACTCCTACTGGTAGCTGAAAGTAGAGGGGCGGCTTTCGCCGCCCCGTTACTTCTGCGGCTTGTCTTAGTTTGACACGCCCTGCAACATCGCGATTCCCTTTTCAGAGAACAGCGCGAGGCCGCAATACCACTTGACGCGCCAGATGCGCTCGTCCTTCCACTCGGACTCGCCGACATCGACCACTTGGATACCAACTGCGTTCTGCGCAGTCAGGCCAGCGAGACCGTGCTGACGTGCACCGTCGTCGAAGGTTCCCGCGAAGACGGCAGTCGCGGTCGTGTCCGTGCCCTGCGTCAACGTGATCGGGATGTAGTCGTTACGGAAGAGCGGGACGGCGCGATACGCCGGCACGGTCTTGCCGCTCGGAAGCTGGAGGGCTTCCATGATGTGGGCGCCGCCCAACGCGCGAAGCAGCGAATTGAAGCTGCGGATCGTGCGGGCGTTCATCGCGAAGTAATCCACTTCGCCGTCCTTGTCGATGACGGTGTCCATCAACTGGTCCATCGCCTCGAACGACAACGGTCCACCGTTGTTGCCCATGCTGATCGTCTGCCCAGCGGGCATCAACGAGAGCAGGCCGGGGAACGTGAAGTTCGTTCCGTCGCCATTGATGAAGTTGTCCTGCCACTTGCGGCCTGCGGACTTCGCCTTCGACGCGATCTGGATCGCGGTCTGGTCGTTGCCCATGTTGCTGCGAGTTGCCTGGATGAGGCCGTTGACTTCGGCGTCGCCCATGATGGTCGTCAGGCTCGACGTGACCTGAGTGAAGGTCGCCGGGTCTTTCGCCGAGGCGCGCTCGGTCTGGTTCGTGCCGCTCGTGGCGAACACGGAACCGATGGTGCCGTCAACGTCGCCCACGCCAACCGTGGCAACAGGTGCCAGCGTGTTTTCGCGGTTATAGGCCAGCGCGTTGCCTTCGATGCCATCGAACGGGATGACTTCGTACATGCGGTTGACCGTGATGACGTTCTCGACAATGCCGATGATGAGTTGGTTCTGAGTCAGTTTGGCCGACTCTGAAAGCGTAACGGAGCCCATTTGATTTCCCCTTCGAGGTGTTTCGAGCCTAAAACTCTTATGCGTTCGAACTTACCGGCCAGAGGCGCAACTTCGCGTTGCCTTCTGAACAGACTCGAACGGGCTCACCCCGTAGGAAGTCAAATTCCTCGATCTGAAAATCGTCAGCGTCACGCTTTCGATTTCGATCACCGTTAGCTTCATTCTCAGCGCGAGGACACGTTCTGTCAATCTCGCGTGTTCGTACACATCCAGCGCATGTGTCGAAACGGAAAAGAAAAAGCGCGCTCGCAACAGCCCGCGAGCGCGCTTCCCCTTGGCTCCCCAGCCTCAACCCTTCCGGGTTATGCGGTCTTCTGAAGTGCGGTAAGCCCTTCTGAAATCTTCTGTGTTGACGT